CGGGGCAGGGGATCGAACCCCGACCTCAACATTCAGAGTGTTGCGTGACTGCCAATTACACCACCCCGGAACGAATGATCTCGATTGTCAAAGAACTTGGTCGAGGAGACAGGAATCGAACCTGCTTAGTCTCGGTCCCAAACCGAGTGCCTTACCATCCGGCACCTCCTCGCTGGTCGGGTAGGCGGGATTTGAACCCGCGACCTCCGCTTCCCGAAAGCGGCGTGCAACCAAGCCGTCACCCCTACCCGTTGTGTTGTTGATCTCTCTCCTGTTGTGCCCGAGGTGGGAGTCGAACCCACACGCCTTTCGGCACCGGGACTTGAATCCGGCGCGTCTGCCAGTTCCGCCACTCGGGCTTGGTGTACCCGGAGGGAGTCGAACCCTCACGACCTCTCGGTCAACAGCCTCTCAGACTGCCGTGTCTACCGTTCCACCACGGGTACTTGGTCCCCGGAGTGGGAGTTGAACCCACACGGCCTTTCGGCCCCTGCCTTCTGAGGACAGTGCGTCTGCCAGTTCCGCCATCCGGGGAGGATGTTTCCCAGGCAGGGTGTGGTGTTCGGACACAGCGGCCTGGGGGCTAGAGAAGCCTCACCAGGCCCGGAGCGAATGTGCGCGACTCGCTACCGGACTGCTCAACGATTGGGCGGTCGTTGGGACCGCTTTCGATGAGCAGCGGGGGCCTGATGAGGCCCTGGCAGCAATAGAAGTCGTGCGAACATGTGACCACCATACCACTCGGGTGTGACGGGGGCGCAAGGGATATTCAGAACTCGTCGGTGTCGAGGACTACCCAGGAGTCGCGACCCTCGCCGTCGTGGGCAAGACCGATGATCTTCGTGGCGTAGTCATCGCCGTGGAGCACGTCCTCGTAGCGCCAGTGGTAGTGGCCGTGGATCAGCACCCGAGGCTGCACCTCGTCGGTGACGGCCCGCAGGAACTTCCGGTGGGCGAGGCTCTGGGGCCTGTGCTTGAAGTGCCACTTCGCCCCCATGAGGTCACGCCAGTGATCGCTCGACCGATCGAGCATCTCGTCCAACACGCGGATGCCGTCGGGGGCGTCGTGGGTGAGCATCACATCGACGTGCCCGGCGTCGATGGCCCTCTGGCCCTGCGCGTAGGTGAGTGTCTCCTGGGGCCAATAGTCGAACCACTTGGAGAGGCCGTCCTGATCGATGGAGTAGGCGCCGCCGAGCGACATGAAAGTCACGCCATCCCACTCCCAGGTCAGGCCGCGGGGCAGGTAGGTGACGGCCTCGGCGATCTCCACCATCTCGGTGGCGTCGAGGTCCATCCCCAACTCCTCCATCTTCCCGTACCACTCGTGGTTGCCGTCGAGGAAGAACATCTGCAGCCCGAACTCGCGCACCTTGTGGGAGACGGCATTGAGGCGGTTGCCCTTCTTGCCGGGCGAGACGTAGCCCCAATCGCCGACCTGCACGATGCGATCGCAGTCGTTTCTCTTGGCGAAGCGGCAGGCCCCCTGCAGGATCTCAAGATTGCCGTGGGTGTCGCCGAGTACGAGCATCCTGGCCATGGGGCGAGGCTACTCCTCGGGCGCCGGAAGTTCTCCGCCGTTGAGAGCGGCGTGGATGAACCGCTTGATGTCCTCGCGCACCTCGGGGTTCTCCTTGAGGTACTCCGCAGACTTCACCTTGCCCTGGCCGAGTTGGTCATCATTGAACGAGTACCAGGCGCCGGACTTCTTCACCACGCCGAGGTCATCGGCGAGGTCGATCAGGCACACGTCGGAGTCGATGCCCTTGCCGTAGATGATGTTGAACTCCACCTCACGGAAGGGGCGGCCGACCTTGTTCTTGACGACCTTCACCTTGGTGAGATTGCCGACCTTCTCGCCGTCCTCGCTGATGGCGTCGCGACGCCGAACGTCGAGACGCACCGAGGCATAGAACTTGAGGGCGCGCCCGCCAGGGGTGACCTCGGGGGAGCCGTAGAGGACGCCCACCTTCTCGCGCAACTGGTTGATGAAGATGATGAGCGTGTGCGTCTTGGAGGCCGAGCCGGTCAACTTGCGGAGCGCCTGGCTCATGAGGCGGGCCTGCAAGCCGACATGGGTGTCACCCATCTCGCCCTCGATCTCAGCGCGGGGCACGAGGGCGGCCACGGAGTCGATGACGATGACGCCGACCTCGCCGGAGCGGGTCAGCATGTCGGTGATCTCCAACGCCTCCTCGCCCGTGTCGGGCTGGGACACCAGCAGCGACTCCATGTCCACGCCGATAGCCGTGGCGTAGGTCGGGTCGAGGGCGTGCTCCACGTCGATGAAGGCACACGTCAGGGCCTTCTTCTGAGCCTCAGCGATGACGTGGGTGGCGAGCGTGGTCTTGCCTGAGGACTCCGGGCCGTAGATCTCCACGATGCGACCGCGAGGAAGGCCGCCTGCATCGAGCGCCACGTCGAGGTTGAAGGCTCCGGTGGAGATCGTGTCGATGTCCACCCGGTAGTCGTCACCCATGTTGAAGATCGATCCCTCACCGTACTGCCGGTTGATCAGCGTGAGGGCGGCGTCGAGGCCGCCCCCAACTGCAGGCTTGGTGCTTTCCTTCTTCGCCACGGGCGCTCCTTCAAGTGGGACAGGGAGGGCCATCGTAGCCGCCGGGTGTGACGGCAACCAGAGGCTCAGAACTTGCCCTTGGCGAAGTCACGCAGGCGCCATGAGCGCCCGGTGGAGTGGTCTACCACCTCGTCGCGCTGGGTGTTGTGCGTGAAGGACTTGGCCGACCGCTCGGAGTCGATCTGGCCGTTGCGCTCTCCGTTGCGGATATGCAACGCCTCCTCGACCTCGACCGCGGCCACTCGCTTCGCCAGGACGCGACGAGCCTCCTGGCGGTTCTGCCATTGGTTGCGACCATCGACACGAGCCTCGATCCCCGTGGGGACGTGTGTCAGTACGACACACGAGTCCGTCTTGTTGCGGTGCTGGCCGCCCTTGCCTGAGCCGCGGGTGTAGCGCTCGGCCAGATCGCTCTCATCGAGAGGATCGACCTCGATCGCCGAAGCGTCAAGGATGGCCACGGTGGCCGTCGAGGTGTGCCGAGCGCTCGACCGCTTGGGGATGCGCTGGACCCGATGAGTGCCGACGAAGGGTTCGAGGAAGGAGGTGTCAGCGACCTCCATGATCATGGTGCGAGTTGAGTCATCGACGCTGGACTTGATCCCACGTCGGCGTGCCGCTGCCTGGAAAGCGTCAAAGACACTCCTTGGCGAAGCGGTAGGCGTCGTCACCTCCCTCACCGGGACGGATCTCAACTCGCATGATGTCTCCTCTGGGCTGGACTACTGAATAGGTCTATCAGAGATGGAGCCGCCGCCGGGTGTCGATCCCGAGGTAACCGCGGTACAAGGGCGGCGCGCCGTCTGCGGCCAGCGGCATGGAGCACCACCGGGGACTCGAACCCCGCCTTCCTCGGTACGAATGAGGAGTCCTGCCGTCAGGGTGGTGCATGGGTGAGGTGTCGTAACTCGGGGGCCGCTGCAGCAACCCCCTCGACCCCCGCCTCGCGGCTAGGGGCACCTCACTGGATTGGAGCACCCGCAGGGACTTGAACCCTGCTCTCAGCCTTACCATGGCTGCGTGTCGCCATCTACACCTCGGGTGCTTGGTCGCGCCGGAGGGAATCGAACCCTCTACGGACTCCTTATGAGGGAGTTGCCTCGCCAATCGGCCTCAGCGCAATGGTCCACGAGGCAGGATTTGAACCTGCGCTTTCCTCCGTGTCATGGAGGTGCCTTACCGGACTTGGCCACTCGTGGTTGTCGTGAGTGGACCCCCGTCGGAGTCCCCACCCAGGGTGCCGGGGTCGAACCCCCGGTCCCCGCTGCATCTCACGTTCGCAGCAACCCCTCGCGAGCGGGGCTAGTCCGCAGGGTGGGATTTGAACCCACGACCAGCGCCGTATCAGGACGCCGCACTAACCAGACCGTGCTACCTGCGGTTGAGGCACTCAGTAGGGTTCCTAGCAGGAGCGTCTCCGTCGGTCGGCGCCGACCGACGGGTAGCCCTGGGTCCCTGTTACTCGACCACCGACCAAGCGCTTGGCTGGTGGTGTGTCACCCCTGAGTGCCAGCGGGTGGAGTTCTCGATTGGAGCGCCAGGTGGGATTTGAACCCACGAATTACGGCTTTGCAGGCCGCCCCCTTTGGCCGCTCGGGCACTGGCGCTTGGTGCACGGAGTGGGACTCGAACCCACGATTTCCTCTGTGTGAAAGAGGTGCCTTTCCATCTTGGCCACCCGTGCAGGTGGTGTGCCCCCTGGGACTCGAACCCAGCCCTTCGGCGTTTCAAACCGATGTGCCGATCCAACGGACACCTGAGGCACTTGGAGCGGCCACGGAGACTTGAACTCCGCTCTCCTGCATGGCAAGCAGGTGTCTCGCCATCTAGACCTTGGCCGCAAGGTGGGGCCATCGGGGGTGTGCTGCCGATGGCCCCCGACAGGATCTTTAGTCCGGCCTCGTTTCCCGTGCTCGCACACTGAGCAGAGGGGTGGCTGTCCGGTTCTCCCTGTCGTTGGAGCAGATGGCGGGACTCGAACCCGCTTCCCCAGGGTGGAAGCCTGGTACCTCACCTGTTCGGCTTCATCTGCATGGCGAAGAAGGACTCGACCACTCGCTACCCACCCCGGCTTGGTCGCACTTCTGGTGGTACGAGCGGTCACAAGTACCTCCCACCTTCGGCATGACCTCACGGGCCAAAGCCTTGTCCGTCGGCCTTCTTCACAGTGGAGCACCTCGGTGACGATCCGAGCGGACCAACCCTGCCAGGGTCGGGTGCGAACCCAACGCGCGTGCCCCATATAGACCTATTCAGTTGTCAATGATCGATTGCTCGCAAGTGATCTTGCTGCAGTGGAGCAGGAGGGAATCGAACCCACCTCACGGTGCTTGCAAAGCACTGTCGCCAGCCTTGGTACATGCTGCCCCAGGGAAGATGGGTTCCCGCCACCCACGAGCGTCGCGGCTCGGAGTGGTCGGGACCCAGGTTGGTGGCGGCTACGGGAGTTGAACCCGATGTCTCCTGGTTATGAGCCAGGCGTGGAAACCGTTTCACCCAGCCGCGAACCGGGCTACCAGCGTCAGCCGGTAAATCGACCGGAGCCTACGAGGATCGTCCCGATGGCGGCGCCGGTCATCTCAGTTGTGATGCTCGTACACGCTCGCATGGGTCACCTCCGGCTCTGACGATCGTTGCGTTCTCTAATCACCATAGCACCTCGGTGTGACGGGGGGTCAAGAGGTTTCGGCGAACCTCTCCGCGTGCTGATCGTAGAACCAGTTGCGGATGAACTCGGACGGCTCCACGATCCAGTGCGTGCGCTCGGCCTCAATCGAGTGTTCGGTGCCATCGTCCTTCCGGGTGTAGGTCACCGTCTCCATGCGCTTCTCGGGGTGAGCGATGCGGCCCTGAGTGAAGCCGCGGTCCTGTTCGTCCACGAGGACCCCCATCTCGGCCAGAAGGTCAACCCGTTGGCGCGTGCCAACACCGTGCACAGCCTTCTTGCCGAGCCAGTGGTGCGACAGCATCGACACAGCGTTGCGTCGAGCATCGTCTTGCCGCCACCGGAGGTAGTCGGCCACGTCCTCCACGGTCGCCAGGGGGAAGGCCCGAGCGTCGAAGGTAGCGACAGAGCGATCGAACCAGTGCCGGTTGAACTCGGCGGTCGCTTCGGACGCGGCCAACGAGATCAACTTGGGGAGACGCCAGCCGAACTCAGGCTCGGTGTTCTCGCCGATCAGGTCGGTGAGCACGAGACTGATCTCATCGGACTGCACATAGGCGCACAAGGCGCCAGAGAACCCCTCGCACAACTTCCGAGCGGTGGCGTCCATCGCAGTGATGAACTGCGGAGAGAACGGCTTGTCCAAGCCCCTGGTCCAACTGTGGAAGGCGCGCCCATCCACGCGCACGACAGCGAACCCGCGCCGAGGCAGAACGGGACGGTACGCGTGCTCGATCGCCTTGAAGCGGTCGCCGAGTTCGTCCTTCATCCGACCCTGCCGATGTCGGTGGTGCGGGCGATGAGCAGGAGACGCTCAACGATGGCCTCGTCGGGCTTCTCGGGGAGGTCCGACTCGATGGCGTCGAACTCCTCCATGGCCTCATCGGTCATGGCGCAGAAGGCGTCCACATCGGAAGCGGCGAGGCGCCCGGCGGCGCGGCAGTAGTCCACCTCGGACTCCGAGAGCCGTACCCTCAACACGCCATGACGAAGCGCCCAGGCGCCCTGCAGGATGAGGCGGTGGCAGTGGCGGCCGTGCTTCTCGGTTCGCTTCTTGAGGTCCGAGGAGAACCCGGCGCCAGGCTCGTCCTCCTCTCGGCGCTTGAGACGCTCCTTCTGCTGGGTGGCGTAGCCGCCGTAGGTCTTGCGGATGCGCTGGCAGAGGAAGTGGTCACGGATGGCAATGAGATCCTCACCCCTCCGAGTCATGACCTCGTACTCATCGAGCCACAGCAACTCCATCACCGTGGGGTTGTTGGCCAGGCACAACTTGACGAACTTGCCCAACTCGTGGTGGGTGATGTCGGGGTTGTGGCCGACGCGCGATTCCTTCGGCGGGTGCAGGCCCAGCAACTCAGAGGTGCGGGCCTGGAACACGCCGAGGCGGTCGATGTCGGACTCAGGGGTAGCGAGGCCGTAGGCAGTGGAGCCGACGACCCCTTGGAGGATGACGTTCATGGCCACACCATACAGTGCTGGTGTGACGGGGCCGAAGGGGTTACGCGTTCATCCGCGTGTTGATGTACCCCTGGACGCCAGCGACAGCGAACACCGTGACGCCATGCACCGTCCAATCGGTAGCGCCGATGGCGTCCCATCCGACGGTTCCCCCGAGGTAGATGAAGTAGGTCGCTGCGCTGATCCAGAACCCCAGGCACCAAGTGCAGGTAAGCAGGTCACCGACGTACTCACGCCACCAAGAGCGGCCTTCGCCGTTCTCGTCGTAGGCGAAGTGATCAACACGCACCGAGAGTCGCGACCCCGAGTCGGGGCCGAAGCCCAACAGGGCATCCTTCACGAAGAACCGAGTGATCCGGTAGGCCGCAAGGCAGATGATGATGAACTCCAACGGCTCAAGACTCACCGTGCTTCTCCTTCTGGATCATCGCCTTCGCTTCGCGCCCTCCGCGCTGGATGGGCAGAGGGCCGTCAGCGAGGTCCACGCCCTCCTGCGCCAACTCAACAGGTAGCCGTCCGGTGACCGCTGCCCACCGGACGATGGACGCGCGGTCCCAGGCCCGGCCGCCGTTGACTGACTCGTGATCTGGCTCAGGCATCAAGTCGCGGTAGAACCAGGCGTGGGGCGTCCGCTTGTCCACGCCGAGCAGTTCGGCAACCTCTACCAGCCCGAGCACCGTGTACCCATGGTCGATCGACATGCCGACAAGAGTAGTACCTGATCGACACCAACGGGCACATGTCACTTCGCCGCCCCCCTGGAACGCGACTATCATTCAGGTCTAGCCCCGATCCCCCCGAGGCCGATCACCATGATTGCTTCCCTTCTTGACGACCACGCGTCCGAACTCTGGACCGCCGCAAACGACCCGACCGATCCCATGTCCCTAGCCAGGATCGTCATGGTTGCCAACGCGCTCGGGAACCTGGCCAACGCCATGCGCGACCCCGTGCCGGAACCAGTGCGACAAGAGATGTTCGCCTCCGATCCGCTCGACTGCCCGACCTGCGCCGCCTAGACGGGGACCGGCTGTTCCTGCGGGATCTGCTCGGGTTGAGGCTCAGGGGACGGCTCACGCACCGGCTCACGGGGTGCTGGGGCCGGGACCTGCCATGGCTCAGTGCGTGCTGGCTCTCCGATCTCACCCATCGTCCTCGTCCTCTCGATCGATGGTCTGACTCAACTTCTCCAACTCGGCCGCCACGGTCTTGAAGGCCGTGGCGAACTTCTTCATCTCGATCACCATGCGCTCGAATGCCTTGGTCATGTCGGCCCCGAACTTCTGCATGGCCGTCGCGACCTTCTGGGACTCCTCCACTGATCGCTCGATGAAGTAGTCCTCGATCTCCAACCGAGTGCTCTCAGGCATCATCGTGATGGGGACGGAGTAGAACTCGGCCAACTGCTTGATCCGGTCCATCCCGATCCGAAAGGAGAGTCCACGCACCAATACAATCTCCTCAATGCGAGCGAACTCGGCTCGGTAGCCATGGTCGTGCTCGTACACACTCCCCCACAGCAGCACCTTCCCCCAGACGATGAAGTGCCAGCCGCTCTGGCCGGTGGAGTCATAGCGAGAGAGTCCAGGGGGAGAGAAGTCCCAAGCAAGGTCGCCGATCGTCTTGTAGCCGTAGATGCCACACCCCACCCCGTGGTGGTTCGCTGAGGTTGGCGACGGGCAATGCAAGCAGGACACGTTGGGATTGGGTCGGAACCGTTCATCACACTTCGCTGAGATGAAGTTGCGATCCGGGTCACGAATGACCTTGGAGTCCCACTCCCCTACCGGGGGCCATGAGGTGCCGGACTTGGGGGAGCGCAAGATCGGGGTCGCCTCATCCCCACCGACGATCCAGCAACGCCACGCAGTGATCGGCTCGGCAAGGTCGGGGATGACGTGTTGATTGCCACCGATCATGAGATCGATGGTACCCCACGCCCATGACGCGCCCCATCGAGGAGTCGAACCCCGCGGCGTGGGTTTAGAACACCCTGCCGGTTCCAACATAGGGCTTGGCGCCCCCGGCAGGACTCGAACCTGCTACCTGCGTTTAGGAAACGCTGGACCGACTCCTTCGGCGAGGGCAAGAGGTACTCTTGGCTATGGACTGGATCGCGACAACCCTGCTCACCCTGGCGCTACTCGGCGGCGGGGCATTCGTCGGGCGCATGGTCTACACGGCCAAGAAGCCGCCCGAGGCCGAAGGCGACAAGCCTCGGGGGAAGTGGACCACCGCCTGGGTGGTCTGGCTCGTGGTCGCCATCGGCGGGTTCGCCGCCATCGAGGTGCCAGCCCTGATCAACGACGACGGCGGGGACACCCTGACCGAGAACATCCAGTACGTCGCTGGTCAGTCTCCGGTCTGGACTGTCGTCATCGCTGGTGGGATCGTGGCCTTCTTCGCATGGTTCCTCAAGCACCTGTTCGACAAGGACTCTCGCGTCTGGGAGTACCTACATGAACGCAAGAACCGCAAGTCCTAACTTGCTACTAGTTGCTCCCAGATTAGTAGTTGGTCGCCCTCTCGGTGCGCCCGGATCATTCCTACGGCTGATCAGACTCGCAAGTCCCCGGACGCCCCGACAGGGCACCCCTTGGTCGGGATGGCGGGATTTGAACCCGCGATCTCCGGTCCCCCAGACCGGCGCTCTACCAAACTGAGCCACATCCCGTTGTGTTTCTTGTGTTTGCGCCCCCCGCCCAGGAATCGAACCTGGGACTGCGCCTTCGGACGACGCCGTGATCTCCACTTCACCAGCGGGGGATATGTTGTTGGCGCGCTCGCTGGGGGTCGAACCCAGAACTCGGCCTTCGTAGGACCGCGTGATTGTCCATTTCACTACGAGCGCTTGGCAGGGCAACAGGGACTCGAACCCTGCCTAGGAGTTTTGGAGACTCCCGTCCACCCCGTGGCTGCCCTTCGATTCAGTTGTCAAGCACCCCCACAGGGACTCGAACCCTGTCCTCCGGCTTGAAAGGCCAGCGTCTTAACCCATCGACCATGGGGGCTTGTTTCGGATGGCGGTCCATAGGGGTGTCGAACCCCTTACTTCGCCTCGACAGGACGATGTGATAGCCGGTTCACCAATGGACCTAGATCTTGGTGGTCCCCCCGCCGGGACTCGAACCCGATTCTTCAACTTGAGAGGCTGACGACGCACCCTATGTCTCCGGGGGGCTGATGCCCGCACCCGGAATCAGGTGAGGGCGTTAGCGCTCAGGTCGCTCAGCAGGCCGCGATTCGCGACGCCAGCGGCGGGAGCGCTGATCTCGTTCGCGGAAGTCGGTGGGCCTGAACATGAGTACCACCATAGCACCAGGGTGTGACGATGGGTCAAGTGGTTTGTCGCTCGCGGCTACCATGGTCCACATGAATCGGCGACGGACCATGGCCCAGAGCGCTCGCGGAGTTCAGCGGTTCTCCGATGTTCGTATCGATGCTGGCCGAGTCAGCGCAGGGAGCGCCTCGGAGCAGATGTTCTGGCGCAAGGCCATGAACACCGACTTCCCCTACATCCGCTCCCATCACGCTGAGTCCCCGGCGCAGTGGGGTGACGTGGCCTCGGTGATCGGGCGCAACCACACCCTCACCAACCAGACCTCCTCCGGGCACATCCAGGCGACGATCATCAACTTCAAGGACCCGTCCGGCCCGGCCCTCGGCTACATGGAGCGGTGGGATGACTCGTGGTCCCTCATCGTGTGCGGCCACAGCCCCGAGGCACTCGATCGCTGGGTCGAGGGCTTCTCGATCTTGCTGCCGCCCTACCAATTCTCGAACGACGGGACGCTCTCAGCCAAGTTCTGGTCGTTCCACCCCATGGCTGGTGGCATCTCCTACCGCCGCGACATCACGGTCAACACCTGGGGCGACATCCATGGCAACTATCCCGCCGGGGTGACGGCCCAACTCGATGCCCTCATGGCTACCGACGACCCCGGCACCGGAGGCAAGGTGGCTCTGTTCCACGGACCTCCCGGCACCGGCAAGACCCAATCGATCCTGGCACTCATCAAGGAGTGGGCACCGTGGTGCGAAGCCAACGTCATCACGGACGCCGACAAGTTCTTCGGCGACGCCAACTACATGAACGCCGTGCTGTTCAACGGCATCGATGAGTTCGACTTCGGCGATGACTCGCACCGCGACTGGCGTCTGTTGATCATCGAGGACGGCGACGACTTCATCAACGTCGGCCAGAAGGACTCGAAGGGGCAGTCGATCGCTCGACTCCTCAACCTCGGCGACGGCCTCATCGGACAGGGCCTCAACATCATGACCCTGCTCTCCACCAACGTGGAGGTGCACGACCTCAACCCGGCGCTGGCGCGCAAGGGCCGCTGCATGGCCAACATCCACTTCCCGGCCTTCGATGCTGGGAGTGCTTCGCAGTGGGCCGAGGAACGAGGAGTGGTGATCCCTGAGGGCCACGACGACTTCACGCTCGCGGGTCTGTACGACCTCCTGCGCTAACCAACGACCACAGCGACACCACGAGCGCGCTGCCTCCGCAGGACCCTGCGCTCACGCTCGCTCATGCCGCCCCAGATGCCATGCTTCTCGTAGAGGTGTCCGGCGAGACATTCGAGACGCACTTCGCAACCAGCACACACAGCCTTGGCTTCCTTGGTGGACTCACCCCTCGCTGGGAAGAACAACTCTGGGTCGCAGCCCAGACAGTTGGCGAACGCTTGCCACTCAGGAGCCTCTTGGTGCATGACCCCCTGTTGTAGCAGTCGATCTACAACGCCACAACAGGGGGCCGCACTCAGAAAGCGCCGTCGGCAACCTGCCAGCACGGCAGGCCAGCGTCACGCCACATCCTCACGACCTGATCACGGTCGTCAACCACCAGCACGGGGTTCCAGCGCGGGAGGATGTCCCGCTCAAGGATCTCGCGCTTGATGATCGAGTCCTTCCTCGTGTCGCCCTCGGGGCGGATGAAGAAGGCCGAGTAGGTAATGCCGTGGCGGTGCAGCCACTCCACCGTGTCGCCGTGACACTGCTCGGTGCCCTCGCGGCCCGAGCAGACGACGATCTCGTAGGTGCCCTTGAGCATCTTGATGATCTCGACCACGCGAGGGTTGGGAGCATCCTCCAAGCACTTCTCGTACTCGAAGGGGCCGCGGCTGACGTGAAGGGCCAGCGTGCCGTCCACGTCCACGATGATGCACTTGGGAAGGCGCTCGTCCACCGTCACCGTGGTGTCCGGCTTGAGGTGGTCGTTGAACATCCGCATGATCACGTCGGAGCCGACGGTTCGATCCCGAGCGAGGTCGCGCTTGATGCACTCCTCCGGCGTCACGTCGGTGAAGTCCTCGATCTCGAACTCGGCGCCGTTGGCCTTGGCCAGCGTGCGGAGGTGCTCTACCACCTTCGGCGACAAGTTGGTGTCGTCGGAGATGACCGTGAGGCCACTCGCGAGGCCCTCGTGGATCATGGCGTCACGCATCACCGTGATGATGCGCTCCTTGGCCTTGCTCCACTTGCCCCCGCCGTGCACTGAGGCGCGCAGGTCATCGCGGTTCACGCGGATCGTCTGGCCGGGTCGCTTGGCAATCTTTGCCAACGCCCAGGTGGACTTGCCCGATGCGGGCAGCCCTCGGGTTGCAATCAACTTGGCCATGGTGGCCTCCTCTCTGTCGTGTGCGGTGATAGTAGCACAACGGTGTGACGTGTCAACCCCCCTGGAAGTCCCGCAAGATGACGCCAGGGTCGCCATTCGCCGAGAGGCGCTCGCAGGTGGTGGTGTCTGGGCAGAGCCACGCCTCCTTAACGCCAGAGTGGCCCCACCACTTCTCATCTCCGGCGCGAGCCTGAGCGATTCCTCGGGCCTGCGCCTCGGAGCCAGCACGGACAACGAATCCGTTGACGACATCCCACTCGCCCCATGGCTTCTTCGGGTGCAAGAGCCACAGGGCCATCACGCCTCCTCGCCGTTGGCGAACGGCTTCTCGGCCTTCGGCTTGATCATCGCCCAGATGGTCGGCTCGATGTTCTTGCCGTCCAGCAACGCGAACATCAGGCCGGGGTAGGGCGACTTCTTGGCCTTCTCGGCGAAGCCCTTGCGGTCGCCGTCGTCGGTGTTGAGGCAGATGATCGCAAACTGCTCGTAGGCAGCGTCCTCGATCGCCTGGTACTGGTTGCGGAGATCCGCGATGACACCCTTCACCCAGCCGTAGAACTCGTCAGGGACACGATCGAGCACGTCGTAGAAGTCGCCGCCCTGGGCCAGCACCTCCCACACGCGCTTGGTGTTGATGCCCGTGATGATCCGGTGGAGCCGAACGTAGTCAGTGCTCTTGACCTTGAGCCGGAACGAAGGCTGGCCAGGCTTGTACCACACAGCGACGATGCCCTCGGCCTCATCGCCGTCTCGGTTCGATTCCATGATGTGGCGATGCACCTCATCCATGCCACCAAGACCGACGTGCTGTTCGGTGCGGGCGCCTGGCCACCAGTCGATCTCCCACAGGGGGATGTCCGCTCCGGTGGCGATGTCAATGGCGCCGAGCAACACCAACTCCGCGCGGTCGCCGTAGTCCACGACGATCCGGTTCTCGGGGTAGATGATCTCGACCAAGGTGGTCACGCCATCAGGCTGGGTGAACAGGGGCATCATCGATGCCAGCCAACCAGAGGCCCAGATGGCCTGATCGCTCGCGAACGAGCCACGGGTGGACACGGCGTAACGACCGTCGGGGCGCTTGTAGATCACGCCCAACGACCCGTCCATCTTCTCCGTCACGACGGGCGGAGTAGTCAGGGCGAACTTGGGGACGGCCGTCTCGGTGTGGTTGAAGAACTTGGGGAAGGGCCGTGCGATCACCTTGTTGTCGGGACCCACGATGAGGCCACGGCACGCCGAGGTCACGGGAGTCCAGGCACGGCTGATCTGGCACAGCGACGAGTAGTTGTAGATCGTCAGATCGAACTCGGGGTGCGTCTGGGACAGCAGATGGCCCAGGTCGAGCGCCTCGGTGATCTCGTTGGGATGGAACAGCGCGTGCAGGTCGATCATGGTGCCTCCTTTCGTCGTGGGCAAGAACCATACCCTATGGGTGTGACGAGGATTCGTCACAGGGGATTGCTACTGTTGCCCTTCATGCCAACGTGCCAGAATTGCTTCGACCTCCGCCACATCAAGTGCCGCGGTCGTGACGGATGCGAGTGCTCAGTGTGCGCCGCCGACACGAAGAAACGAACGAAGGCCATGGCGAAGAAAGCGGCCACTAAGGCCGCCCGCCCGGAGAAAGCGGCCCCCAAGAGGGCAGCGCCGCGCTCCGACACGGAGAAAGCGGCCTATATGCGGGAGTACCGCCGCCGCAAGGCGGCCGGGGAGGAGATGGGCGACTACCGCCGCACGACCGCCAACGACATCGAGGTCATGCTCGAACTCCGTCGCCAGGGCCTCACCTACCGTGCCATCGGCACCGAGTTGGGCATGGATTACTCCTACGTCGCTCGCATCATCAAGAAGGCAATGGCGGAGGGCGATGGAGTCGAACCATCGGCCACCTAGACCGGCCGGGCTTTCAAGGCCCGTTCGCCCCCACGGGCGCCGCCCTCCTTGGCGGAAGGCCGAGGACTTGAACCCCATCCCCTCTCGGGAACCAATCCGCTTCCAACGGATGCCGGTACGCCTGCCCGGTTGACCTTCCTTGGCGGAGAGCCGAGGACTTGCACCCCACACCTTTCAGTGCCAACCGCTTTCGAGGCGGTGCCCGTGCGCTTGTCGGGTTGACTCTCCATGACAGTTTCTCGTAACGAGATCCTGTGGCGGAAGGCCGAGGACTTGAACCCCACCCCCTTGGGAGCGCTCGCCTTAGCAGGGCGACCCGGCACGCCTGTCCGGTTGACCTTCCATGACTTAGGTTCGGACCGGGTTCACCACCGCGGGGGCAGTAATTCCGCTCTGAACCTAAGTGGTGGGAGTGGAGGGACTCGAACCCCCTCAGGCAATCGCCAACTGGTTTACAGCCAGCCCCGGCTCACCATCTCCGGCGCACTCCCGTGAGTCACGGGCGCGCGTCGCGCCCGCTCAACTACTCGATGAGTAGGAATAGACCTCGGAGACGGGATAACGCTTCATGGATGCAACCTTAGCACCAGGGGGTGACACCGGCTAGGTAGTTCGCAGGATCTTGGTGTAGTGCCGAGCGAAGAAGTGCTCCAACCGGCCGATCATCTGATTGATGGGACCGTTGTTGTTGACGAACAGATCGAAGGCCCACTCATCCAAGTCCACCTCGGAGATGTGATCGTTGGCCGGTCCGACACCAGGCCGCGTGACCCGAATCGTGCGGCCACCGGCAGCCTTCACCGCCTCGGCCTCGTTCTTGAACCGCATGTCGGAGAACACCACGCGCCTGTGGGCCTGCGCTCGTTCCATGGCTGGCCTGACCCACACGTCGTCACCCAGGATGACCCGGCCGCCGTCGGTGCCCAGCCGTTGAAGGAACTGACGCGTCTCGGGATACATCACCTTGGCCTCGTCGTAGCCGTGAAACTCAAGGGCATCGGTGTAGCGGATGAACTCGCCGTCACCGTCGGGGCCAGGGATGTAGCCAACGATCGGGTCAATGGCCACGGCCATGTCGCGCATGGGGTCAGCGAACGCGATCTTGGTGAACCCGAAGTGGGTCACCAACAGGTCAGCCAGCGTGTCCTTTCCCGCTCCCCCGTACCCGTTCACTCCGATCAGGGCTTCCAGCAACGGTGTCTCCTCTCGATGGTGCGGGGCATGGCTCACCCTCGCAGCAGGTGTCCTTGGCGTGGCAGCACGGACTCAACCACCGATACCGGATCGGATCATAGTCGGCGCCACAGACAAGACACGGTACCATCAGCGGCCCTCGCCGAACAGATGCTCAATGAGCCACCCGAATAGGAGCCACAGAGCGAAGCGGCCGACGTGGTGGACCCGCAGCCGGTGGGCAATGGAGGTGATGGTAGGAATCTTCCTACTCAGGATCGCGACGATCTCGTAGACGCAGCCCCCAAGTACCACGAGCACGCGCCAGTCTCGGTCGTCGCCGAGGTATCGCTGGATCGTGGTCTGGCACATTCACACCACCCTCAGGTGATCGAATCCCATCCGGTACTCCGATGATACGACGAAACACGCCGTGCCTGCAGAGGACTCAGATCCGGTCTTGTTGACCCACCACTGCGACCCGCCATCCATGGCGGGGCACTGGATGTGGACCTTGGGACCGTGATCGATCACTGACAAGTGGTGGTAGTGGCCCGTGACGACGATCTTGGCTGAGCCGATGTCGTGCTCGCCGAAGGCCATGTCCTTGAGCCATTGCTTCTGCTTCTCTTGAGGGGTCGAGCCGCGGCCAGCCTGGTGGCCATGAGTGAAGCCGACGGGGACGCCAGAGATGTCCAGTACCACCCACAACTTCTCCTCAGGGATCACGAAGGAGACGTGCCCGAAGGCTTCGTCGTTCTGCATCATCGCATTGGCGACCATCTCGATGATCAGTAGGTCGTCGTTGTCACCCGGCGTGGTGTACGCCTTGCCGTCGAGTCGGTTCTCGCCGTGGTTACCCGCGACGCCGCCGATCACCATGCGCTCGATCCGGCGAGCGATGCGCGCCGTGCCGTCGAACATGCAGCGATAGGTGAGGCGCAACTGCTCGCGGCGGTTGAGTTCGGTGGTGAATGCCTGAGCCGGGTAGTTGCCGGTGCACTGCTCGATGAGATCGCCAAGGCCCATGAAGTAGACGCACTCCAACCCGACCTTGGAGCGCTTGAGGTTGTCGATCACGTCCTCAAGACGATCGAACGAAGTCATGATGCGATCAACCGTGCCGCGCACACCGTCGCCGTCACCCTTGCCGATCTGCCAATCTGACAGGGGGATCACGAGCGACTGAGGGGCTACCGGGTGAAGGTTCTTGAGCCGCTTCCACTTGCGGATGCCATCGAGCAACTCGTCGGTGTCGATGCCATACCGGACGCCGCGTAGCCTGATCCTGGCCTTGTAGTAGTAGAGGCGCTCGACGGCGCCGCCGCCGACATTGGCATCCCAGGCCCGGAACTCGGGATTGTGGTCCGGGTCCACCTCGTACTTCTCGGGATCGAGATTCCAGATCGCCAGGAGATCAAGCCAATCGTCGTCGCTTGGAGGGGCGGCTACGGAGCGTGGCCCGGTGGAGAGGACCCCTACTTCGCCGTCGAAGGCAACCCCCGGCTCCCACCCCTTGGGGTGCTTGACCGAGCGGGCCTTGGCCTCAGCCTGCACTCGGTTGGCGTCAGCGACGATTCCGAGTTGAGGGACATCTCCCTTGAGGGCGTCGTCGGCCATCAGCCCTCACGCCCACACAAGCACTTTCCGGTCCTGTGCCGCTGGACGGACTGATTCTTGATGTTGGTGCAGAGTTCAGCGAGGTGCTCCGCCTCGTGACGCTCCTCGGTGCCCTGCTTCATCTTCTCGGCAACGACAAACATCTTGGGACCCCAGGCATTCAGGAGTTCAGCAATGGCCGTGCCGAATACGCGCCTGTCGGAGAACAGGCGTTCCAACGCCTGCTTGTCCTCATCTGGGAGGTACGCAAGGATCTGACCCGTGCTACACACCGCCGTATGACGACGGTACAGGTTGGTGTGTGATGCCTCGATCTCGTCAGCGAGTCCCAAGGGTCAGCCTCCTTTGTCGGATGGCCCCTGCTCCGCCTACAAGATTAGACGATCAGGACTCCTTGATGCTGTCCGACGCCACTCCGAAGCCGAGTTCAGCCATCTTGGCCGCCATCTGCTCCATGCGGTACGGACGGATGACCGTCGTGAGTTCATCGATCTGAGCCTGCTGCTTGTTGAGCAGGTCGAGGATGGCCAGAGCGGTCTGATCGCTCACCGAGGACTGCCCGCACGTCGCGCACGGAACCAGCGATCCAGCGGCCACGAGCGAATTGAACTGCTCGTCCTTGCCGGACCAGGCGTAGCGCGGGGTGCCGCCCTCGACCGGGTTGATCGAGTCCTTGAAGATGTCCTCATCACCCTCGCCAGCCGAGGCAGCAAGCGCCTTGACCGGGAAGCCGGAGACGTTCACCGACAGGAGGCCAACGATCTCAAGGTTGCGATCGATGGTCCGCCAGTCAGGCGATACTCCGGCCGCACGGAGGCGGTTGACGGCCTCGATGGGGGCATCGGACTTGACGGCACCAGCCGCCAGGATGCCGAACTCGCCCTCGTAGAGCACCACGTCACCCAGAGCGCAGCCCGTGTGAGCATAGAACGCCTGAGCGTCACTGGCACTCATCTTGAGGCTGGGGTGCACGGTGTCGGCGTAGATGGGTCCGGTGCTGACCAGCGTTCCCTCAGCCGTCAGAACATGCCCACCGCGGAAGGTGGCGTAGCCATCGTGGGGCCGCGGCACGGGGACGCAACGGTCGGCGAAGCCGATGTGGCAGGTTCCCCAGCGAGCGACCAAGCCGTAGATGCGCCCGTTCGGGAACACCTTGAAGGCCATGTTGGGATCGAGTTCCTCGTCCTCAGCAGCGAACCACGCCAGCGGCGGGTGCACCGGGATGACCGGCAACTCGGTGACCGTGGCGCTGGCAGCCGAAGCGACCAGGCTGTGATCGATGGCCACCGGCTCCTGACCACGGGCCACAAGGGGGTACGGGCTGGTGAAGCGCCAGACCTCGCCGTTGGCGGTGGAGCCAGACGCAACCAGCACCAGATCCTCGGCCTGAGCCTCGGTGCCGATGACGTGGAGTTGAGCCTCTTGGAACGCGGGGAAGGGGGTCATCGTGGCACCCATGATGCGGCCGCCGGTCAGGACCTCCATGACACCCTCGGGCGGATCGCCGAAGATGATGTCCTCCATCGCCACGTCGGCGCCATCAGGGCCACGCAGTTCAGCGCTCACCGAATCGATGTCGGCGCTCACCCCACGCATGGTGCCCTCGGTCAGCAGGCGCTTGGCCTCCTGGCCATCCTTGCCGGAGTCGAAGTTGCCGCGTCCGATGATCTCGTGTCCCTTGCGCTCGATCTCGTGGATCGAGCCAGCGATGACGGCGCCGTCATGCCCCGCAGCGTTGATCGTCTGCAGCATGAGCGGGACCGGGAGGTCACGCCAGGTCAGCGCCTCCTCATCGATCATGCGTCCGTCGCCGGAAGGCAGACCCTCAACGATGAGGACGCCTTCCCACTCGTAGTCATTGCTGGCGAAGTCGCCAACGACATCTTCCTCGTCCTCAGGGGCGTCAACCTCGGGGGCGTCCTCTCCGTCGCCCTCGGCCATCTCGTCCTCATCGTGGTGGGCGAACGGGCAGCCCTCGGCGTGAGTGGCTCCATCTTCGAGCACGCCCTTGTGGCAGGGGCAGTCGGTCGCTGCCTCGTCAGCAGCGAACTCAACCTCGGCCTCGGCCTCGGCCTCGGCAGCCTCGACGCCCTTGTTGGCGGCGACGGACTCGAACCAGCGGCGCACGACCTCGCCCACGAGGGCGGTGTCATCGGCACCAGAGATGTCTGCGGCGCTCATGGCGGCCTCCTCGACCATCGAGAGGTACTTGGTCCGCACACTTGCGATGGCGGCCCGGACCTCCTCGACGGATGCGTTGTCCTCTCCCAACTCAGGGATGTCCTCGATCCCACCGTCGCGGAGGTGCTTGGCCAGGTGGTTGTAGACACCCTGGTAGTCACCCGTCGGGATGGTGGAGTCATCGATCACGGCGATGGCCGAGTGAACGGCCCACATGACAGCGGCGCCGGGGGTTCCGTCGGGGCTGACGTTGTGGTGCGGGAACTTGTAGGCGGTCTTGTTCGTCGGGTCGGCCTGAGAATCGCGCCAGGCGTAGATCTTGCCGTAGTACGACTCGGTTTCACCCGAACGGGTGCGCTTCTTGACCTCGTTGCCATCCCAGCCCTCGAAGGTGGGGGGGTTGACGGTCGGGCTGCTGTGGGAGGGCAGGGCCTTGAACGAAGAAGCGGCCTCATTGGCCATCTCCTCCAAGGCGTCCGCCAGTTCCTCGGGGTCGGCGCCCATCAACTCGGGGGCCTCCTTGTCGGCGTCACGCAGGTGGGAGGCCAGGTGCCGGTAGACACCCTCCCTGGCGTCGGCCGGGATGGTGGTCCCGCCGCGTCCGCCGTTGAGAACGCCGATGCCAGTCGAGCAGGCACGCAGGTTGGCGGCACCAGGGGCACCCTCTGCATCAACCTCATGGTGGATGAAGCGGTAGGACGCCTTGACGCTCTCGTCCTTGCCGTCGTCGTAGTAGGCGTAGATGTTGTCGAAGTAGGAACGGCCTTCACCGGAGCGCACGTTCTTCTCGGCCGCGGGTCCGTCCCAAGGGGCATCGGTCGTCGGGGTGTCATGAGGGGCAATGGCGCCGAACTCCTCGCCACCCTCGTTGTCGGCATCCTCAATCACGCCATCAGGAGGTCCTTCGTCCAGACCATCCTCATCATCGGCCCCGCCACCACCTGAGCCGCCCTTCTGGGCAGCCAGGAACTCCTCCACCGCGGAGAGACGCTCCTCGGTGGTCAACTCGTCAGCGATCACGATGGCCAACGGGTCGGCGTCAACGGCGGCCTCAGCCTCGTCGTCCGCCTGATCCTCGGCCTCGGCGGCGTCGAGCGCGGCGATCTGCTTGAGAGCAGCATCCTCGGACTCATGGCAGCCCATCAGTTCGTCGTCCTCAGACTTCACGACGCCGTAGCCGTCGCAGTCAGGATGATCTTCCACGATCTCGTAAGGCATTGAGTCACCCTCCTCGGGGCCGAACTCGGTGAAGGTGTCACCAAATCGTAGCCCGTTCTCATCCCCAGAGTCAGGGATCGGGCTACCAGAACTTCCCTCGAAGGGCCATACCGAGGACTCATCGCCCCACACCAACTCGACCGCATCGAAGCGAACCTTCTCCCCAACGAGGCTCTTGGCGAAGGCCATCTCCTCGTCGGTGGCCCCGTAGGCCAGGGTCATGTGGGCCATGAAGTCGTGGTTCTTCTTGATCTCCTGGCCCTCGCCGAGAGAGGCATCGACACGACGAACCAGGGCATCGCGCATCCGGCCGAGGCCGGGGGCATCGATGAGTAGGACGAGAGGCGGCTCCTCCTCCCCAGCAAGATCGAAGGTGGTGACCGCGGTGATCTCGCCGTTGATCGGGTCGAACTCGCGAGCGACCTCAGCCGACATCACTTCGGCGATCTGCTCGCGGGCGCTCTCGGTCCACTCGTCATCCTCGATGGAGCCGAAGTACGCCAGCGTCACATGGAGATCGTCGGCCGGGGTGCCGCCCTCAATGATGAACCGCCCCGGTTCATTGGGGCGCACGCACGCCATGATCCCGTTGGAGAAGTTGGGTTGATCGGCAGCATAGGAAGCCTTGAGGCGACGAGCAGCAGCCTCGATACCGCGCGGGGGCCAGGACGGGCTCATTCTGGAATCCTCTCGTGCTGAGCGAATGCCTGCTCGATCATCTCCGTTGGGATACGCAGGCCGTTGTTGCCAAGGACGACCGGATGCTGCATCGCCGAAGTGGCGCGGATCTCAAGGAGCGGGATCAAGGCGTTCACGACCATGGCTGCCTTCTCGTCGGCCACGAGACTGTCGCACCCACGCTCGATGAAGTGCTGCCTCAGCCAGCCCTTGCTCCGAACACCAAGGTTCTCCCAAGCACCGACGAACAGGTCGGTCATGGACAGGCCGAGTTGAGACATCTCGGCCTCACTCAACCCGGAGATGATCTGGTCCTTGGAGGTTGAGCGGAACCGATCCTTCATCGAGATGTGCTGTCCACTCATCTTGGAGAGGATGCGACTTCCGGCGCGCTCAAGGGCACGCTCCAAGGCGGCGTCGGCTCCGGTCGCCAGTCGATCGATGATCGTCTCGTCAGCGCGCGGTCCCGCCGGGCCGCGCGGGGAAGGCTCGTCCTGTCCCGTCTCGTTGTCGATGACGGGCCGCGTTGACGGGCCGGTGTTCTTCTTTCGCGCTGGGAGGTTGGACGGGTTCTCGGTGTCCTGACCGGCATCCGGCATGAGCGAATCCCCGCCGGTGGGAGCGCACTCCACCTCGCAGATGTCGATGACACCAGCCAACTCGGGGTAGAGCATCCCCATGATCTGCGGTCCGAAGATGATCGGCTCGGACTCCATGAGCATCCGCAGGTCGCGCTCTTGGCGCTCCTCCTCGGTGGGGGCATCGGACTCATCGAAGCCGTTCTCGCGCAGGTAGGCCAAGCGGGAGAGTTCGTGGCGATCGAAGGCCGCACGAGCATTCGGTCCGGTGTCGGTGCGAGAGGTGATCGGGCTGGCATCGAAGTAGAGCCGATACTCGGACGCCTCGTCCTCGGTCATCCCCTCGAACTCGACCAGCATCGGCCGCAAGTAGGCCGTGGTCAGGAAGTCCGCCAGCATGTCGCCGAGCGGGGCGACGTGCTTGGAGATGAAGTCAGCATCGATGTTGTAGCCAGTCCAGTGGTTCAGGCCACCCTTGCCGGTCATGATCTCCGGCGGGATGTCCATGCCGGTGGCCAGGCGACCGATGGCCTCCTGGCGCAGATCCATGTAGAGGACATTCAAGTCGCGAGCGACATCGATCAACTTCACCTTGTCGGCGAAGTCGGCAGCACCACGCAGGATGAGTGGGACAAGCGAGGCGGCCGAAGTGCGATCCTCCACCGGGGCAGTCAGGTGATCGATCAACTCCTCGGTGAACGGATCAACGTCATCGGTGTCGTCGCTGTCATCCTCGGTTTCGTCGTAGGGGCCGAAGGACATCTCGTCGGGGACGAACAAGATCCCAGCCGAGAGGCGGGACTTGGCGATAGCGTCCACCAACTGCGTGAGGACCACGACCTCCCGACAGATGGGCAGGACGTGCTTGAGGGCGCAGTCGGGACGGTTGGCGAACCGCGGGTCTGAACGCCAGAGCCGAGCGATGTAGTTCTTCTTGGGGTCGAGTTCCTCGATCTGCTGACCGCCGTATCCCCCGTAGTTGCGCTTGACGGTGCGGCCACCACCCTCCACGCGGATCTCCTCGGGAGAGAGGAACTCCCAGGCGATCCCAGCCTCACGCCCGAACTCGTCCATCAAGTCAGACCCGACGAGGTAGGACTCCCCAGCGATCTGCAGATGGTTCGCTGCCTTGCGATACAACTCCTGCTTGCCGCCACGGGGGGCTTCCAGGGCGTCCCAGACCCGGAGCACGCGCTCGTCGCTCGTGACCTTCCATCCACCGGGGGCAACCTCGTTGCTCACCTCGATCGGCCGGATGTCGCAAGCGGCAACGGTGTTGGCCGTCACACCGATGATGTATCCTACCTCGCCGATGATCTCGTAGTACCCGAAGGCATCACGCTGCCACGCCTCGACCGAACCGTAGAGGGACTTGATCTCCCCGATCTTGGTCAGGGCGGCAGTGGTGGCGTGCGCGGATGCGGCGGGGGAGCGCATGGCGAAGTTCGCCAAGTTGCTCCCCTGGGTCAGTTCAACTCGGCGAAGCGGACCAGAACGCGGCACTAGGGACCTCTCTCAATAGGTTCCAACAGCGTACCCCACCTCCACGAGCGTGACCGAGAAGGGTGCCGTCACACCCCGCGGGTAAGGTACTGCTCCAACCTCGATCAGACAAGGAGCACTTCATGGGCATCGAGACATTCGCGTCACCCGGACTTCGCTGGGGGCTTCTTCTGGAAGATCACCCCATGGCCACCCACGACTACGAGTTGAGGGCCGGGACCGAGATCGGGATTCCCGATCAGTACGGCGGCAAGGGGATGTTCTGCGTGTGCACGCTCAACATCCCAGGCCAAGAGCCGATCGTGGCCTACAAGGAGGCCCCTCGCGGGAAGGACCCCGACGATTGGGTGGTGGCCTGCACCAAGACCCTGGGTCGCGCTCTCAAGAAGGCCGGGTACCCCGACGACCTCAAGGACCTCAAGGCCCTGGTGTTGTGGCGTCAGCGCAACGCTGAGGTGGCCGCCATCGGGTCCGGCGTCGCCCTGGAAGCCGGTGGGCAGAAGCCGTTGGAGATCGAGGCCGGTGGCCGCGACGCCGACGACGACGGCAAGCCCGACGTGGACCACGACGTGACCGACGACGAGCACACCGCCAACTCTGATGACGAGGTGGTCGATGCCGAGATCGTGGACGAGGCCCCCGTCGAGGAAGCGCCCGTCGAGGAAGCGCCCGTCGAGGCCCCCGTCGAGGAAGCGCCTGCCCTCAACGTCGAGTTGTGGGAGCAGTTGTCTCAGGAGGTCGCGAACCTGCCGACCAAGGACGCCACCGACTTCAAGGAGTTCTGCGACCAGCAGAGCATCCCCACCGACTCCAACGAGTGGACCAACGAAGATCTCGCTGAGATCGACGCTTGGTTTCGGATCTGATCATGGCGCTCCCTGATCGATTCAAGACCAAGGTCGTCGGCGTCACCTTCGTGACGGGCTACCCATCCAACGTGTTCCGGCTCAACGAGATCGCCGCCGAGCGCTACCTCACCGCACCCGGTGGGAAGTTCGGTGACGATGTGACCCCTGAGCCGATCCCGGCGGTGCTGATTCGCAACCCCGAGAACGAGTTCGACGCCAACGCCATCGAAGTCCACGTCCCCTCACTCGGAGACGAAGGCATGATCGGCCACCTCCCTCGCACCGTCGCGGAGAAGTTGGCGCCGCTCATCGACGGCGGCGAGACGTGGCGGCCAACGATCACCCTGGTGGCAATCAACGTGGACCATCCTCAGAACCCCGGCGTGCAGTTGACGCTGGATCGCATTAACGATGGTGAGCCGTTCTGATGGCATGTGACGTGTGCGGGGTCAACCCGCAGATCGGCGTCGCCGCCATCCCCGGCGTCCCGATGAGCGTTGCATACTGCGAGGAGTGCCTCCGGGCCAACGCCCACCCCTACGGCATCATGGTGATCAACACCGCCATGATCTCAGGTGGGCTTGAGGAGGCTGCCGAGTGGTGGCGCGAGATGGTGGATGACACCCTGCGCCACCTCGGAAAGACCCGTGCTCAGTTCGATCTCGATGTCGAGTTGGAACGGCGCGAGATGAACGACTTCTTCGAGAGGGAACTCTCGAAGCCCGTCCCAGAAGTGGCCCCCGTCGGTCCCGACGACCCCTTCTGACACGTTCGCCGGAGCAGTCACCACGGGCTAGAATGGTCCGTCACGGTGAATGCACCGACGATAACCAGAACCACTCAATCACGGAGAAATACCATGGCAGCAGGAAACACCGTCACCCTCATCGGCAACGTCACTCGGGACCCAGAACTTCGGTTCATGAACTCGGGGGCGGCCCTCGTCAACTTCGGCCTGGCGGTCAATCGCCGCTGGCAGCAGGACGGCGAGTGGCAGGAGGAAGCCAACTTCTTCGACGTGACCGCCTGGCGCGATCTCGCGGAGAACGTCGCTGAAACCATCGAGAAGGGTGACCGAGTGATCGTGGATGGTCGCCTGCAGTGGCGCCAGTGGGACGACAAGGACACTGGCGAGAAGCGCTCGAAGATCGAGGTCGTCGCTGACGACGTTGGTCCGAGCCTGCGGTGGGCGACCGCTCAGATCACCAAGAATGAACGGAGGGACGATGAGTCCTCGTCTCGTGGTAGCGGCCGTCGTGGCAGCGGTGACGGCGGCAGCCGTCGCGGCGGCGGTGGTGGTCGTCGTGGACAGGCGCCCGAGCCTGACTACGACCCCAACGAGGAGCCGTTCTAGGAATGAGGAGCAGGGGGCGGACTTCGGTCCGCCCCTTTCCTCTTTCCCTAGGGTTCTTCGTGGACTGTGAGTAGACGAGGCCGCGGTAGCGGCCAGATCCCGCCCGTCAAGGACTGCTCACACTCCTACGGCATGACCTTCGACCCCGAGTTGTGCTTCTGCGAGCACTGCGGCCAGACATGGAAGATGCTGGTGAACCGGGACACCGGAGACTACCGGGGCTGGTTCCCTTTGCCCCTGCATGAAGCGACACACGGCCAACGATCGAGGGACCGCTGGTGAAGCGCTCTGGACCACTGCGACGCAAGACGGGCCTCAAGCCAGGCAAGGGACTTGAATCGTCCTCCCCCCTCCAACGGGGAGATCCATTGCGCGCCAAGACGCCCCTGCGTTCAACGGCGCACCTGCATCGAGGCACCGCACTGGAACGCACTACCGAGTTGGAACGAACCACCGAGTTGGCCCCACGCTCTGACGAGCGTCAGCGGTTCATGACCGAGGAGCGCATCCCCATGATCGAAGCCATGAAGGCAGAGGGGCGCAAGTGCGAGATCGGTCCGATCTTGCACCGCCACGGCCTCAACGGCTCGACGGGGTGCATGGGCACGATCCAAGGACTGCACGAACTCCGCAAGCGCTCGGCTGGGGGGAGCCTTCGCAACCCGGACAATCTGGTCCCAGCGTGCAACCCGTGCAACGGGTGGGTCGAGGACAACCCCGACGAGGCACGCATCTTGCGCCTCGTTGTTCGAGAGGGCGATGAGGACTACGAGGCCCTCGGTAAGCGCAACGACATCAGCCTGCCTGCTGCATCGCCTTGATCATGGCGTAGCCGGGGGCGTCCTCACGCACGCGGCCCTTCCGCATCCTCATGGTGACCTCGGCCGCACCTGGCGGGCAGGTCGGCATCACGGGGCACCAAGCGCACAGCGGGCCGGTCTTGGTCTTGAAGCCGCGGCCCTGGAAGTCCTCCTCGATGGCGGTCCACGTCGCCCGGACCTTGGTCACGATGTTGTCCACCGACTTGTCAGTGAACTCCGTATCAAGGATCTCGGAATGGGCGGTGAAGATGAGGCGTCCCGACGCCGGACGCTCGCCCTTGATCTCATCGATCATGGCGGCGTAGAAGTTCAACTGCTCCCACTTGGAAGCCCGGTACTTGGGGTCGGGCACCTTGCCGTTCTTGTAGTCAGTGACCACGAGGTCATCGCCGAAGCGATCAAGGCGGTCAACGATGCCGCGCATGTTGACGCCCTCGATCGTGCACTCGACCCACTCCTCAGTGGACTCGACCTCAACCTGGGTCGGGTCCTCCATGGCGAAGTAGTTCTCGACCGAGTGCCACCCTGACCAGCGGAAGGCCCGCCTCTGATCTTCGGTGAGGTCGAGAAGAACGAAGTCCGGCTCGATCACCGTTTCGAGCCACGCCTTCTTGGCGCACTCCTTGGCCGTGTCGATGGTGCGCTCCTCGGGGGGGTGCTCCATCAGCAACTCAAGGATGCGGTGCACGAAGGTCCCGAGCAAGGCCGCCTCGCCTGATGGCTCGTAGCCGCCATCGATCTTCTGCACCTCGAAGCGCTTGGGGCACTGGTGGTACAGGTCCATCGAGGACGGAGACAGACCCTTCGGCAGTCGGCGTTCTCGAACGGACTCGTCAGGCATGGGGGTACCTTACCCGGCGGGTGTGACGGGCCTCGTCACACCCAACATGTATCATGCCCTCTTACCTATCCACGACGAGAGGAGCCAGCATGACGACAGCCGATCATGACCCCAGCAAGTTCTACACCCAGGCACAACTCACCCGACTTCCTGACGGTGACTACGAGGTCGTCGCCGAGGGGGTCCGCATCAATGTGCGCGGCACCACCGTCACGCGCGTCCCCACCTATCAGGTCCGGCGCCTCGATGACTGAGGCCCTTGACTTCAATCGCATCGCCGCCATCGCCGCAACCCTGCAGGATCTCAGCAAGGACCGCTCCGCCCCCATTGTCATCGAAGGTGATGTGGTCGTGGAGCGCCCAGACGGCTCAGGGATCGACTTCCTCGACATGGACGAAGGCGAAGCCTGCCGTCGCGTCGTGGAGAAGGTGATCGAGCACCCCTACTTCCAAGAGATGCTGGCCGAGCGCGACCAACTGTGGGAAGCCCTCAAGTGGCTCACCCTCAACGTGGAGGCCGTTCCCCTTCCCCCGAACGAGCATCAAGCGGTCATCGAATCGGCCATCGATGCCTGCGGTTGGGACGAGGACCACACGACCCTATCTTGATGCAAAGCCTTGCCTTGCTACGGTCTTGATAGTACCGTCCGCCCCGACACACTTAGGGGCATCATGGCAGCCAAGAAGAAGGGTAAGGACAAGACGCCTCGTTGCGAGGATTGCGGGGGAACCGGGTTGCGTCGCGACGAAGTGACCGTCACTGCTATCTGTCACTGTGCCGCCGGTGCTCGCCGCAATGCTGCTTCATACTCCGACTGACTCACCACTACGCTGGGATACCAATGACCGAGGAACACCTCCCCGAACTCAACAAGGCCCTTGCCAACCCTATGTGGGACGACGCATTCTGGACCGCCCTCGGCGCCGGGGAGGAGCGCGCCAAGAAGGCTCTCTTGGATCTGTATGACGAGTCCTACGAGGGGTACGGCTGCTCGTGTGATACCTGTGTGATCCGCACGGTGCTCGAATCGGTCTGGCCAGAACTCACCGAGCAGTTCACCCGGCTGGTAGCCATGAGCGCCCCGGTCCAGACCCTCGGGGGTCCGGCCTCCGGTGGTGGCTGCAAGGGCAACTGCGCCTGTCGGCGCAAGGAATGAGGCATGGCCGGGCGCAGAGCGAAGCAACTCGGTGACTGGCGAGATGATGCAGCCTGTCTAGGCGAGGACATCCACCTGTTCTTCCCTGAGCGCTCTCAGGTCCAAGCAAACCAAGCCAAGGCGATCTGCGCCAACTGCCAAGTGCGAAGCGATTGCCTGGATGAAGCCATCCACAACGGTGAACGGTTCGGCATCTGGGGCGGCCTCGACCAAGAGGAGCGACGCAGGGAAGCACGCCGACGCAGGGCAAGGGACTACTAGGCCCCCTTGCGGAACACCTGCATCCGGTGGTGGTGCTCACCCACATTGGAGAAAGAGAACTCCCCAGGGGACGTGTGGACCTCAACGGGCTGCAACCCAGCCACCTTCATGGCAGACAAGAGTTGGTTCGGAGTCCACACGGTCACGTCGTTCCACGCCGAGCGCTCACGGGCAATCTCGTAGCATGGGATCTGCAAGGCCAGGAAGCCTCCGGGGTTGACGGCATTCGCCAGACCGCGAATCAACCTTCGACCTCCATCGATGTCGTGGTGGATGAACACGGCCAGCGAGTAGATGAAGTCGGCGCCGAGGTCATCGAGTTCACCGTCGGTGCCATCGGACTGCACCGTCATCACTCCCGGCACCCGATCGACCAACTTCTCCAACATCGCCGATGAGGCATCAACACCCCAGGAATCAGAGAACTCCTCAGCGACGTACTTCAACACTCGACCATCACCGCAGCCGAAGTCGGCGACCCTCGGCTCGCCGGGGACGTGGGGAATGCAGTAGGTCCACATGAGTTCGCTGACCTGCTGGGCCTGAGCGCGCCCCGAAGCCTCGTAGTCAGCGGGAGTCATGCCCCCGGTCGGATGGATGGCCCGCTGAGCATTGTCGGTTCGTCCCACCTCGTCCCATGCCTTGGTGATGTCATCGATGTCCACGATTCCTCCTCAGGCCGTGTAGCCGTACTCAAGAGTCATCTCAACCAGCCGGTCGCGCCACATGCCCTCCGGCAAGTTGCTCCACACGACCGACCCCCGCCGGTGAGTGTTGTAGTTGCGAGGGATGATCTCCAAGACTTCCTCTGCCACCTTGGTTGACGGTACGACGCCGGTCAAGAAGGTGGAGAACCTCACCAGCGCCTCAGGGTCGGTACTGATGTCCTCGATGCGAAAGCGCCGGGAGAAGTGCCCCTCGGACTTCTGCTCGACCACCCGGTTCCACATCCACACCAAGGCGACAGCCCGCGTCAGGTCGTCCCTGATCTGGTTCATGGCGGGGAGCCGAGCACGGACGTACTTCATGTACGGGGTGTTCTCCAACTTGCGGTTGGTGAAACCCGACGTGTGTAGAGAGGTGATCACCCTGATCGGGTCACGCACGAGATGGGCGATGGGCCACTCCGGCGGAAAGGTATCGATCAGCACGGCGGCTGGCCACGCGCTGTCGCCGCGGAGTCCAGCCCAACGGTGTTCAGGACGGAAGTTGTAGACCCACTCGTGACCACATGCGTACCCGAGCCAGTTCATGGCCTTGTAGCACCATCCAGTCCCCGAGTGCCCCACCCCGGTGATGATGAAGCGATGGCTCGTCACAGCGACTCCATCATCTCGGCCGTCTCGGCGAGTTGCTGGTCTACCAACTTGTCCAACTCCAACGCCCGTTCCCTGGCCATCCCACTCGCCTCCGTCCACGCCTTCTCGCCTCGCACCAAGCGCCGCAGGGCCTTGCTCCAAGCCTCATAGTCATCGGGGTCACAGAAGGCTGCAGCGACACCAGCCTCGCGCAACCCAGGAGTCGGGGCGCAGATCGAAGGAATGCCCGAGCAGGCCGCCTCGACAGCGACACGACCCCATGACTCGTAGTGGCTCGGCATCAGCAGCACCTTGGTGCGCCGATAGACCTTGGACACATCAGCCTGGTTCTCCATGATCTCGACGTTGGCCAAGTTCGTCAGGGGGAGTTCTTGGACCCCGTAAGAACCCTTGACGCCGAGGAAGTCGATCGACGGGTTTCGCCTTGCCAGTTCGTAGAACGTCGCCGACCCCTTAGCGGCCATGAGATTGAGGAGCGTCACCATCGAGGCATCCTCATCAGGTTCGATCGCGTAGTCCTCCACCCTGGTCGGAGGATGCAGGATCGTGCTCCGGCCGGGCCACTGCACGGCATCAAGCAGCCATTGGCTGTTGAACACAGCGAGCGCACACTGGTTCGGCTGTACCTTGTGGAAGGCCAACTGCGAGTCGTTGTGGATCAGATGCACCACGGGGCGTCCGGCGCGCGCCGCCAACTGCACCGCCTTCTTGGTGCAATCGAGGTGCGTGATGATCGCGTTGGAGAATCGATACTCGACCGTCAGATTGTTGATATTCCGATCGTGGCGGACCTTGATCCCTTGGAACTCGTCGGAGCGCGCCGGGAGATGGTCGGTGATGACCTGCACGTCCCAGCCACGCACCTCGTGCCCGTAGCGGAGCAACGCATGGAGCATCCACTCGGCGCCAGCGTTGTGGTTCGGCGGGTAGAGATGGGTGTGGGCCAAGACCTTGAACTTGCCGCCAGGACCGAAACCATTCTTCGCCTTCTCAGACACGGACACCTGCCCAGCCGGGACTCGACGCTGCATGGGTGAACGGCCCCGACGGACCGTCTTTCGTGGTGGGATTTCCTTGGCGGGGTAAGCCATCGATTAGATCCGTCGGCCGCAGGTGTCGAGTCGCTACTACGGTAGTAGATCTGCTCCGTCGGCTACGACCATGACTCGGACCCCAGACTGACGAGCGATCTTCACCATGTTCTCGGTGCCGCCCTTGGACAACTTGGGGTCGAGGTCGCTCTTGAAGGCCACCACCATGTCGGGCTTGCCCTGTTCGAGCATCGCCCGGTTCCGGTCGTGACCAGCACGCCAGCGCTCAGCGGGGCCATAGTCGTCCCAGCGCGCCGGGAAGTGCTGAACGGGGATGTTGAACTGCTCGGCGAACCTCTCCGCCATCTGGTCGGCACCACGAGCGCATCCCTCGATGATCTCGAAGTCGGAGCCGTAGCGATCGAGGAAGCCTCGCATCACCAGACCGAAGTGACCGCGGTTGGTCCAGAAGCGCGAGCCGCAAACGAGGAGCCTCATGAGTTCTTGGTTTCAGCGAGGGTCCCGCCAGCGAGACGGTACTTGTCCGGGTACAGGCGGGCAGCGGCCTGCATCATGACCCGAGCCTGCAGGTCGTGGATGTGGCCCACGAACTCGTTGATGTCGTGCTCTCGTGTTCGATCGTTGTCGCCGACCACCTTGGTGGAGTAGGCGGAAGCGCAATCGCCAAGCGCTTGGATCAAGGCGTGCTCCTCGAAAGTGAGGTGCTGGGGGATTGGCGCACCCGCCTCGTCCAGCGGGGTAACCGTGACCTTCTCGATCTTGGCCGTGAACTTCGGTCCGTCGCGCTTGATGCGGCCCGAGAGCACGTTGGCGATGCGGCCCCACTCGGCATAGGCGCCCTGCATGAACTTGTCATCGTTGACCCACTGAGGGCGCTCGGGCAGCAACATCTCCACCACGCCCTCGCGGGAATGGGCGAGCCGATCGGTGAGTTGCCTGACCTCGCGCTTCTTGGCCGGGCACGGATCAAGCGTCTCCAACTCGGCAGTGAGTTGAAGGCCGCCGCCCTCTGCGATGCCACCAACCACTGAGGTCATGGCGAACCCCTGACCCTCAAGGGAGTAGCGCATCGAGTTGACCACGGCGGCCACGCCCTCCCAGGACTCAGGGGCGTCGATGTAGGTCACCGTGACGGGAGACTCCATGGGTGAGTCGCCGAAGTCGGCGCAGCAGGGCTGAACGAGGGTCATGACGGCATCACTCCGAAGTAGCGGCGCAACCGAGCGCCCCAGCGGCGCTTGGTGTAGGCGAGTGGGAGGTGGGAGAGGACGTGGTTCAACTCGGGGGAAGGGAGGCAGGCGAAGGCCGTCGCTTCCAGGGAGAGATCCGGCTCACGGAACAACTCCCGGCGGATGTCGTAGGACTTGACAAGGTGGTACGCGTCGAGCAGCGCTTTCTCGTCGTCCACCTCCAAGATGATGAGGTAGTTGCCGTCCTCATCGGTGTGCCAGAGGTCGGCGGTGTTGGGCATCCGTAGGCAGGCTTCGGCCACAGCATGGCCAGCCTGAGCGGCGCGCAGGCCGGACGGCAGATCGCCGCGCACGACGACGTACATCTTGCGCTTCTCGATGAGTTCGGGCGTCTCGTCAGGCCGGGTCACGGAGGAACCTCTCCGCCTTCTGGCACCAGTCGTGATGGGACCAACCATCGTGGCTGGGGAGCACGTCACCCCCGACGTACTGGCGGGTGAGGTCAAAGGCGATGATGCCCTCAGCGACGAGTCGCTCGGCCTCCTCACACCGCTTCACGCTGTCCACTCCCGCCATGATGGCGTTGGCGAACCAGCCGATCATCCAGCCCTCATCGATCACGACGCG